CGGGCCTCGGCCCGGCGCATGATCGACGGCCGCAACCCGGCCGGCAAGCCGCTGATGGTCTATCGACCGATCGTGCAAAACAGCGTTTGGGCTTGTCCGGCGCGAAGCCCCAATCCGGAAGCCTATGCTGAGATTTATCGCTCCCTGCGGGACCGGTTCTTTGTCGTCAGTGTGTGTGATCTGACGACGGGCGGCGAGCGCATTATCGGGCCGGAGGCGGACGTTGATGTTCGCCTTCACAAAGGCGAGTGCGACTTCGAGACGCTGGCAGGGCTGTTCGCGGAGGCCTCGATCGTCTTCGCCAATCCGGGCTTTGTGCCGGTGTTGGCGCAGGCCGTGGGTACGCCGAATGTGATTGTCTACGGTGCGAATGAAAGCTTCCGCACCACAAACCGGGACGGCGCGCACCTGGCGCCGACGTTGGCGATCGAGCCCGTGACGCCGTGCGAGTGTCACGCGCGAACCTGCAAATGCAGCAAGGAAATCGACATGCCGAAGGCGCTGGCGCGTGTCGGCGCCTTCGTCGCCGAACAAATCGGAGTGCAGCGTATGGAAGTGGTGAAGCCGGCCCGGCCGCGCGTGCTGATCTTCGCGACGACGTATATCGATACACCGGAGCGGCTTCAGCTTACAGAGCAGTGGATTGCGCTTCACAAGCGGCTCAATCCTGACTGCGACTTCCTGATCGTCGATTCGGCCTCGCCAATCCCGCCTGCGGTTGATGTGAAGCACGGGCCGGTGAAGGTCTTCGACTTCGGCGACAACATCGGCCACCTGTCGCGCAACGGCCCGGGCGGCCCCAATACCAAGGGGCGAGACGGCTGGGGCCGGGCATTCTGCAAGGGCCTCGAGGCGGCGATCGATGGTGGCTACGACTACGCCGTCCATATCGAAGGGGACTCGCTGTTCCGCCTCAAGGTGCTGCCGATCGTCGAAGGCATGCGCCGTGACGGCGTCAAGGTCGCCTCGGTCCCGGTCGAAGGCACCAAGCGCAAAGAGATAGGCTGGGTCGAAACCGGCCTAATGTTTTTCGACTGCCGTTTCGTCAAGGAAAGCAACTTCATCGCGCGCTACGACTGGCCGAACCGGAAGGAAGGCCCGACGCCGGAGAAGGTGATCTTCTCGATGCTCGGCAAGGATCTGAAGATCATGCCGTGGCGCGCCGAGCGCGGCGACAAGAGTCAGATTACGGTCGACAACGTCGAGCGGCTCGATTGGGTCACGCATTGCCACGGTCAGCCCGAGGTGAGCGACCGGTTCTTCGATGCCGCGATGGCGGAGGCGGACGGCCGCGCGAGTGTTCCGCCTGCGCCGGCGGTGCCTGCCGTCAAGGCCGCAGCGGTTCGCCTCAACTTCGGCTGCGGCACGAACAAGCTGCCCGGTTGGCGCAACTTCGACGCCGAAGTGAACATCACGAAGCGGCTGGCGTTTTCCGATGCGAGCGCCGATTTTATCCTCGCCGAGCATGTGGTTGAGCATGTCGAATACGGTCAGGCGCTGGCCTTCATGCGCGAATGTCGCCGGGTGCTCAAGCTCGGCGGTACGGCGCGGTTTGCCGTGCCGTCGATCGAGAAGGTCTGGCGGAATGCCGATGATGAGTATTTCGAATTCGCCAGCCGCTGGGCAAAGGGCAAGCACATGCGCGCTGCCATTGACGCGCTGCTCAACTGCCACGGCCATAAGGCGCCTTGGACCGAAAGCCTCCTGCTGGTGACGGCCTATCAGGCGGGCTTCGAAAGCGTCATTGCCTGCGAACCGGGGCAGTCGGATATTCCCGATCTCATCGGGGTTGAAGGGCATGGCCGCGTTATCGGTGAGCGGTTCAACTGGATCGAGACGGTCGTGGTGGAGGCATCGTAGCGTGCCCTGCCTCGAAGTTACGACGATGGTTGGTTGCCCGTTGCGGTGTACCTTTTGCCCGCAGGATCAGTTACGGGCGGCATACGGGAAATCGACAAAGTATCTCGCGGTCGAGGACTTCGCCCGGGTGCTCGCCAAACTGCCGCCTTATGTGAGGATAGATTTCTCCGGCATGTCGGAGCCATGGGCGAATCCGCGCGCGACAGACATGCTGCGCTTGGCGCTCGAGGCCGGCTTCAACGTCAGCGTCTACACGACGCTCTACGGCATGCGAGATGAAGACGCGGTGATTGCGTTGTTGACCGAATATGCCGGGCAGGTTGAGGCTCTTGTGCTACATCTGCCGGACCGCAATGGTAACATGCGTGGCTTTAAGCCGTCGGGCGGCTACAATGAGCGCCTTGCCAAATTTCTGGCGCTGAAAGACGTGCTGCGCTTCGTCAACGTGATGACGATGGACGCCGGCGGCGGCGCACATGACTCGCTCGATCTTGCGGCTCTGGCGCCTTGGTGCGGTAACAGGCGGGCCGGGACGCTCGATCAGGATGAGGTGGACGGCCAGCCGGTTGAGGAAACTCCTGCGCACGATGTTCCGCTCTCTTGCTCGTTCACGCCGTTCTATGACCACAACGTCATGTTGCCGAATGGCGACGTGGTGCTTTGCTGCATGGACTATTCGGTGAAGCATAGGATCGGCAACCTGATCACGGGCGATTATTGGTCACTCTTCACGTCGCCGGGTATGAATGACCTCCGCCTCGCCAACATGCATTATGGCACTAACAAATCGATCTGCCGCAAGTGTACTCGCGCAATCCGATACGAGCGCCACGAAGCGGGAAATCAATTTTGGCAGCGGATCGCGTAGCGATCAACTATGACACCCGCCGCAATTTCAGCCGGTGATCTGCGCGAACGTGTCGGCTTTTATAGCCGCGTGTCGCTCGACGATGGATACGGCAATACACAGGCCGGATATGACTCAATCCCAGAATTCATCCTCTCCGCGAACATTAAACCGCGGCTCGGCGGCGAGCAGGTGCTAGCGGCTCGGCTCACGGGTACGAACTTCGACAATATCACGGTTCGCTATTCATCATTATCAGCTCAAGTCGATACTGACTGGGTCTGCAAAAATGAGCGGACAGGTGTCGTTTATAATATCAGGTCCATCATCAACCCCGACCAAAAAAAGCAGTTCATCGAGCTTCTTTGCGAGAAAGGTGTCGCAGTCGGCTTTATGGCAACCGATGGCGGACTCGATTTTGGCTACCATGACCAAAGCGCTCTAATCGCGCTATTCGAGGATATCTGAAATGGCGACGATTGACGTCAAAGACGCGAATGGCGCGAAAATTGCGATCGAGAAGCCGTTGGCGCCAGGTCGCGCTGCTGCTTCAGCATCACGACCGGTGGTACTCTCGGCGGAAGACAAGGATGCGGTCGATCTCGTGGGTACGGCGCTTGGCGCGCCGGAGGATACTGCGCAGTCAGATCCCGCGCAGTCAGGTAGCCTGATTGCACTCACGAAAGGGCTGCTGACACTACTCGGAACTGTGATCACCGGGTTGGCCGCCATCGTCACTGCCGTTGGCGACGTCACGTCGGCGCTCGCGGGAATCCTCACTTTCAAGGTTGATCAGACGACCCCCGGTACGACGGATCGGTTCACCGCGTCCCCCTCAAAGGTCGTGCGGCCGACGATCACCGTCCAGGCTTCGCCCGACTATAGCGATGGCGACGCGATCGGACCTTTGGTCACGCTATCCAATTTCGCTCGTTATGCGGCGGGGTCTGGCCTGATAGCGCGCCTGGCGCTGCGCAACAAACTCTCGGGCGGTATAACGGTTCAGACCTTCCTGCACATCTTCGACAGCAACCCATCCTCGACGACGGTCACAGATAATGGCGCGCTGACGATCAATTCCGCCGATTACTCAAAGATTTTGCGGACCATTGCGATTGCGTCGAGCGACTGGGTGGCGCCGAAAGGCGCGAGCCCTTGGTACACGGTCGATGTGATCGGTCCCGGCGGATTGCTGGAGCGGCTGGGCTATCAACTCCCCTCCGGTCGCGACCTCTTTCTGATCTGGGAGGCGGACGGCGCCATCAACTTTGCGACGACCGGCGACGTCGAAGCCCTCGTTGAGCAGTACCAGGACTGATGCACACGTCGATGCCTTCTGAATCAGCAATGGCGGGGGCGATTTCGGTGGATTTTGCCCGATGATGGCGAAGAAGTTCATCCTGTTGAGCGGCCGGCCGTTCTCCCTGTCGTCCTTCATGGCGCGGCAGGCGGATGGGCTGTCGATTGACACAACGCGGACAAGCACGCTCTGGCAGGACACCTCCGGCACGACCCCGGCAGTTACGACGGGAGATCCGATTGGTCGTGTCGATAGCCTGAAGGCTTCGCCGGCTCACACGATTTTGCAGTCCAGCGGCACCCTTCGCCCGACGCTGCAAACGACAGGCGCCAAGTTCGATGCCTCCGACGACAACTGGCTAACCGATTATTATGCCGGCACCGGTGCGAATTTCGTCGTGGCGCGGGTGACGGTTCCATCCACAATTTCATTCAATGCCGCTCTCTGCGGCGCGAGCGAAGGGGCGGCGAACCGGTGCAGGTTCGGGTTTGACACCGCCGGCAAGGTCGTCGCTGGACTCGGGACGCAAGCCGAAACAACAATTATTGGAACGACCGACCGCCGCGGCGCAACGCTGGTTGTCGGCTTCTCGTTCAACGGCAGCACCGTCAGGTTGTTTGACGACAATGTAGTTGCCTATGAGGCAGCGCAGGCCGGGGTTCCGACGACTTCGGTCGCCTTCAGGATCGGCGCATTCAGCAACAGCGGCACGGCCGTCAATCAATTCGGCGGCTCAATCAAGAAAATGGTCATCGGTCGGGAGTTCTTGACCCTCGCGACCTACCTGCAAATTCGTACAGCCCTACTCACAGGATAGGAGTTCAATATGGCACTCGGTATTGTCTGCATCGTCACCGATGCGAAACGGAACGATCTTAACTTTCTATTCGCCGCTCGCGGCATGGGGCCGGACAACATCACGCGCAAACTATGCGCCGTGGATGCGGGCGCGACCTATGAAACCCCGCCGACACACTGGCTCATGAGCAACGCCGCCGGCAATCAGGCCGAACTCGATACACTTACGGCGATGACGGAGGGTGATTTGCCGGCTGTCCCGACAGGAACGGTGTGGGGCGAGAGCGGCATCATCAGTGCGGCAGATGCGATGGCGGCGTGCGACGGATCGGTATTCCAGGTCTATTCCTGTGCCGGCGACGTTGAACCGGCTGACCATGTGGCCGCGGTGCTGTCGAGTCGCAGCCTGCAATACGTTCCCGACCCGCCGTCGTGATCCGGGCGCATCCACTAAGCGAGCGTCAGCCAGCATGAGCCGTTTGAGCGTCCTCAATTTTCGAGCGTCCCTTCGCGGGATTGGCAAGGAAATGGATAAACTAATGGGCGGCAGCGTTCTCGACGAAGCCGAGGGGTTGGCGGGCGCGATGCGCCAGGCGGCGTCTTCGCACGCGAAGTCAGGCAAGACGCAGAAATCAATCCGCGTGATCAAGCGAAGAGGAAACCGCGTAACGGTCGCGGCCGGCGGCGAACTGACAACCAAGGACGTGCGCGGCGGATCTGGCGTCTCCTATGATTATGTGCGCGCCGAAGAGTTCGGAACAAGTGATCAAAAGGCCATTCCGTTCTTCTGGAATACCTATCGTGCTCGTAAGCGAGGGATAAAAGACCGTGTTTCTGGAAAAGCGGCAAGCGCTCTGAAGTAAATGCCGATCAGCGACCCATCGTTGCCGCTTCAGAAAATCTTTGTTGTGGCGCTAAAAGCCGCAGTCGTGGAACTCGACGGTCGCGTCTATGACGAAGTGCCAGCAGGTGCCAAATATCCCTACGTCACGATCGGCAATACCCAAATCCTGTCCGAAAAAACAGAATGCCTTGAAGGTGCTGAGGTCTATCAGACGATTGATGTCTGGACCCAGTCGGCGGGCAGGGTAGAGGCAAAACGTATCGGCGCTGCAGTGATATCTGCGCTCGACGATGCCGCCCTTTCTGACGGAACGCTGACCATCAACTCCTGTAATCTGGAAGATGCGCAGTATCTCGACGATCCGGACGGCATCACCAAGCACGGCGTACTCACGTTCCACATTCTAACCGACTAAGGAGCCACTATGGCCAAGGCAAATACTGCGCGCTTTTCCGAGTTCCTGATTGAAATGGGCGACGATGCATCACCGCAGGCCTTCAGCGCACCCTGCGGAGCGCTTTCTCGCGGTTTCAAGCGAACAGCGGCGATGGCGGAAACCAATGTGCCGGACTGCGACGATCCCGATGCGGCCTCTTGGCTAGAACGGGACGTAACCTCGAAGTCAGCAACTTGCGACTTCAGCGGCGTGGTGGACAAGGACGACTTCCAGGACTGGGACGATTTCTGGGAGCTGGAGGAGTCGAGGGACATCAAGATCACGCTCGGCTCGATCATCTGGCAGGGGCAATTCAAACTTTCAGATCTCGAGGTTACGGGCGAGAAAGGCAACCGAATTACGTTTACGGCAACAATCCAGTCGGATGGTCCGGTCGTTAGGACGTCGCCATGAGTCACGGGTCGATTACGCTGCCATTCGGCAACGGCGAGTATGATTTTAACGTCGCTCGCCATAAGCAGCTTTTCGAACTGCAGGATAAATGCGGGCTTCGCGGGGAGACGCCGGAAGGCGCCATCGTTTTAATTCCATCCGGACCGAATGAGATATTCAATCGATTACGGAACCAGAGATGGCGTGAGTGCGATGTGCGGGAACCATTGCGGCTTGGACTGATCGGCGCAGGCAGGTCGGCGTCGGAAGTCGAAAAGCTGATGAAGGAGTTTGTTGACGATCAGCCGCTCGCGCCATTAGCTGCGTTATCCGCGCGCGTCGTGTTCGCAGCTTGCTTCGGTGTGCAGGGCGATGACGTGGGAAAAAAGAAAGCGGAGGGGACCTTGAGCGAAGAGAAGATTTCTACTTCGTCCGCTCCGCAGCCTACGGAACCGGAGCTGCCCTCGGTTTCACTCCCAGAGAGATAGATGAGATGACGCCGTGGGAGTTGAACGCCTGTGTGCAGGGGTACAACGCGGCGAATGCGCCTGAAGCGAAGCCCGAACCAATGAGCGATCAGCGCTTTGCGGAACTTAAGGCAAAAGCCGGATACTGATGACCAATCCAGCCCTGACAATCGATATCGACGGCCGCAACGACAAGGCGAAAAAATCCTTGGACGAGCTGGGCGACGCTGCTGATAAGGTCGTGGGAGAGATCGAAGGCAAGTTTGAAGACTTCGACCCGAAGCTGAACACTGAGAACTATACGAAGTCGATCACATCTTTGGTTGTCGGCCTAGGCGCCGCCGGCGTAGCCGCTGGAGGATTGCTCGAACTTGTCGTCTCACTCAATAAGTCGCTAGCAGACACCGCAGAGACCGCAGAACGCGTCGGCTTTACGATACAGAGATTTCAGCAGGTAAAATTTGCTGGCAACGCACTCGGCATATCGGATAGCGATCTTACCTCCGGCTTGGATGCTTTTGCGAAAAATCTCCAGAATTCGCAATTCCTCGTCACCGATATCGAGCGGACTTTCAAGGCGAACGGCCAGACGCTTACCGATAACAACGGAAAGCTGAAGGATGCGAACGCCCTTTTCAATACAGCGATCGATCTGATCCAGCGCCAAAAGACGGTTCAGGACGCCATCCAGGTGGGTGGCTTCTTCGGTCTTGGCCAGAAGTTTGCGCAATCGCTCTATGATGCTGGGCCCGCTTTTCAGAGCCTGGCGTCGCAGGCGGAGTCGCTTGGCGGTGTAATTGATGAAGCAACCGTCCGAAAGGCGGAAGAGTTTAGCCGTGAATGGACCAAAGCCTCAGCACTCTGGAGCGCCTCTCTGAAGGGATCGATTACCGGAATTCTGCCCCTGCTCAATGAGGCAGTGAGCGGCGCCATTAAGGTGATCGGATATGTAGAGTCGGCCTATAACTTCATTTCGGCCATCAAGGATTTCGCGATCGCCCCGAAGGTTGATACCGCGTCGATTTCACAACTCAAGGACCTGATCGAACAATACAAGGACATCAAGGCAACCCTCGAATCCGGCAAAGCCCTGAATCCAATTCAGCTGTTCCGCGGGTCGAATATCCAGGATGAAAATCATCAGATAACCGTGCAGTCGGTTGATAAGGCAATAGCCGATATCAATGCGGAAATCGAAAAGCGAAAGAAGGACGTAAAGCCTCTTCCGATTACGGTCACGGCGCCCGCCGTCAACCCTGGTCCACAGGGTGGTGGCAACAGTCGTGACGTATTCGAGACTTCGGTCGATTCGCTTACGAAGCGGACTGCTTTGGTGAATGCGGATACTCAGGCAATCTTCCAGAACAATGCTGCTCGGCAGCAACTCCGCGCCGAATTCGAACTGCTTAACGCGATCCTGCGCGACAATGGTGAAGTAACGCAGGATCAAATCAACAAATATGAGACTCTTCGCCAATCGATGTCAGCACAGCAAGCGCTGACCGCGGCTGGCATTGCCCTGACGAACGAACATGCTGAGGCGTTCCTTCGCGTGTCGCAGAACATTGGCACAGCGACGGCAAATTATGATTCTGCGCGCGACCAACTGAACCGCATCAACTCCGCAAGCCAGCAAGTTGGATCGGCGTTATCATCTGCATTCGCAGATGCGGTCGTAGATGCAAAAAACCTGAACGACGTGTTGTCGGGCCTGCTGAAGACATTGGAAAAGGCGGCTATCAATGGTCTTTTTTCGCAGTTCTTCAACCCTGGCGCTGGCGGGGGATTAAGTCCTGTAGCATCGCTTTTTTCGACATTCCTCGGGGTTGGTCGGAATGCAGGAGGAACTGACAATTGGCGCGGCGGCCCGACGTGGATCAACGAAAACACGCCGAATGCGGAAATTGTTGATTTGCCGCGAGGCTCGAGGGTGACGCCGTCTTCGATCGCGCCGCGATCGGGAAGTAGCGGCAACGTTTACGTCTATAGCAGTCCGACCTTCACTGGCGGGCTTACACCCACCGATATTGCTGCGATTACCGCGATGCAGCAGCAGAACAACCAGCAACTCCGCGGCCAGATCATAACGGATATCCGAGGCGGCATCCGAAAGGATGCCGATTATCTCCGCCGATGACCCCTTCAGTATTTAGGACGGTCTGGGAAGTTCCTCGCAGCATGCGCGCGGCGGTGCAGTCCAGTTTTTATTTGTCATCCGATGCACTCAACGCAGCGTCTCCCTGGACGCAGGAATCCAGCCCTTATGGGCCGCTGGTTCAATACCACATTGCCGAGATAAATCCGCCGACGCTTCGTTCAACGCCCGGCTTTGATGGGGAAGTGACATGGCGTGATTGGCAGGGATTTATCACTCGTTTGCGAGGCACGTCGGGGCTCCTTAGGATCGTCGATTATTTTCGGATGAGACCGCGCTTTGACCTTCTTAACGCGGGTGCGTCGGCCCTGTGGTCAGATGGTGACCTATGGAGCGATGGAAAGCCGTGGGTAATCGGGGCGCTCCCGCCATTCGTCACCTTGGCGGAGAATGCAAAGGCGGGGGACGATTCAATCGTCATGCAGGGATTGCCGCCGAATACACCTGACGTTCTCAATCCATCGGATCTCACAGAACTCCGGCCCGGAGGAATCGCGACGCCTTACGGCAATCTTTACGAATGTATCCATTCCGGACGCGCAAATGCGAATGGCAAAACTCGCGTCTATATACAGCCTGGCCTGCGACAGGATTTTAATGCCGGAGATATGTGTGTGCTTCGATACCCGACGTCGGTATTCCGGCTTGCAGATAAAACCCAAGGTATCGTGACAAGAACAGCGCCCGGCGGTCACGGCAGCCTCGGGTTCAAACTTATTGAGAAAATGCCGAATGGCTGAAATCTCGCCGGCATTAGCGCGCGCGCTTTGGCGTGGTGACGCGCAGTTTTTGTTATTTGAAGCAGATCATCCCGCAGGATATGCGCGTTACTGGACGCGGACCGGGATCTTGCGCTGGGGTGGCTATCGGTGGATCGGCGCGGGCATCCTTGGGAAAATTGCAGGCGTATCCCGGTCGGTCGATCTCACAATCAATCAGACAACCTTTGAAATTGCTGGAGTGCCGCCACAGGCGGATGAGTTGTTGTCTGCGCTGGTGCGCGGTCGTCAGGCGCGGGTTACGCGTGGAGCTATTTCAGCACGCGGGATAATTACTGTTGACGACGCGCCGACTATCGATGCGACGATGGATTACCAAACATTAAGCATCGATCCGAGCAGCGGTCAGGCGACCATCAGTATCAAGGCATTTCAAGGGTTCTACGTTCTGGATAGGGCGCAGGATATCGCACTCACCGATCAGCAGCAGCGGCAGGAATTTCCGGATGATTGCGGGATGGCGCTGGCTCATATGTATGTGAACCGCGATTCAAATTGGCGAGCTGCGTGACGGCGGCTGAACGCAATTTTCGCCGGCGGCTCGTCTATCACCTCCTGCGGGAAATGGATCGAGTGCAGGGTGTGGTTGATCGTTCACCGGATGGCTGCGCCGTCTTCCAGGCGAATGTCCATCTCGCGGCGACCGGCCGCGATC